ATATCCCGGTGATGTAAGTAATTTTATCTTACCCATTAGGACATTACCTTCCCACCATACTTCAGTAATCATATGGGCAACTCTATCTAAATCAATTAGAGATGATTCCGGGTGATTTAACTCGGATAGGGACGTACCCTTTTTAATCATTTTTTTATAATTTTCAGCTTCTCTTTTTAATATACGTTCAGGATATAATCTACCATTTCTATTTGGGGTATCATATTTTTGTAATACGGCATAAAACTCAATTGGTTTAGTGTGGTCAAGCATTTCGCTAGATTCTCTAATTAACGTTTCATTACGATTGTCGTTTGGATTAATATACCCTGCATCGTATTCAACTAATATACCTTTTCCTGTTTCACTTGGTTGTAATATTCTTAAATTCATTTTGAATGTTTTATTTATAAATATTAAACATTCTCGGTTTGTAACGATTCTTCTGTGATTTTACTGTTTTTGGTTAGATAAAAGTTAAAATTATCATTATCTAAAAAATTATCTTTAAAAATTTGTTTTGTTATTTGTTGTAATGATTCTTTTATTTCGTTACATTTGAAATCTAAATCTTCTTGTATTAAGTAAAAATTTATTTCAAGATTCATAAATGATTTTTTATTTGGATTTAGTCCGCTGGACCTTAAATCTAAATCCACAATAAATTTATCATTGAAGATGGTTTTGTTTATTGACTCGTAGATTGAGTGTTTAACACTTCTACTTAGATTAAGAACTGTTCTTGTCCAATTGTCAGATTCGTATATTGGTTCGACCCAAGTTTGGATGTTTAAGTAAAGTGATTTAAGTTTGATTGAGTCTACCGTTCCATAAACAATCTTCGCTGTTTTGAACCCGTGTAGTAGAGAAGTTTTTCCCTTTTTCATTAATTTTCATATTTTCCTGTTTATTTTTTTAAAATAATAGGTGTTTTTTTGGGTAATGTCAAAACTTTTTTGTAGGAGGAAGATATATGTAGTATATGCTAATAGTAAAACTAAATAATAACATTACGATTGAGAAAGCTCTAAAACTCTATAAAAGTAAAGTAATTAAAACCCGTCAAAGCTCTGAATTATCAAAACGAAAAGAATTTAAAAAACCATCAGTAATTAAACGTGATGGTCTTTCAAAAGCTAAGTATGTTCAGAAAAAATTTAAATCAGACGATAATTAAAGATTTTCTTTAAGATTTTTAAGTTTGAAGTACGTAAGTTTGTCGTATTTTTCAGAAATCACTTTTGAGATAGTATCCTCAATTCTTGTTTGCATTGTTGAATCAGTGCTATCATTCTTCATTTCCGTTAGTTTCGTAACCACACCTTCTTTAAGTGTTACGTATTTTTCATTCAATGTTGAGTCATCTTCAGACAGTAAAGACATTAATTCTTTTTTGTCAGACTCAGTTAAACCATCAATGTAACTTTTAATAGTTTTATTTGCAACACTTACCATTGTTGTTAACGGTAAATCAATCCCTTCTGTTTTCACCACCGGTAATTTTCTAAGAGATTCTGAAAGAATGTTTCTACATTTAAGTTTTGATTCAATTGTTAAGATATCAGAAGAAAACAATGTGTCGATAGTCTCATACTGATTCTCTATCTGTTTATCACCAACCCAAGATTTTATTTTATTTAAATCAGATTGTTTGATTTTATTAATTGTATTTTCATACATCTTAATACTCTCGTTAATAAACTCTCTTGCGTAAGATTCGCTTAATGCTTTTGGAGAATTTAATTCATCGTATAAATAAAATAATTTACTTATGTTTTTATTTTCTAAAACATATTTTTTTAAATTTTTTATTTCGTCTTTAAATGTATTGTTAGCGTATGATTCTAACAACACTTTTTCTATTTTTGATTTTAGTATACCGAATTTCATAAGTTTTTTTATTTATAAATATCTAATCTTTTAGAAGTTTACCTAATTGAGCTTCAATTTCTCCTAAAGAGTTTCCACCTTTAGATAAATCAATAAATGAATCATCTTCTGTCATAGTACTTCTCTCTACTAATATTTTTAAATTATCTCTATTAAATGATTCGGGTGTTACACCGGCATCACCTCCCGGTTCAGGTCCCGGAGGTGCCTCAGGGGCTCCACCCGGTTCAGGTCCGGCAGGTTCAGGTCCTCCTAAGTCTTCCATTCCTCCACCTAAGTCTCCTCCACCGAAACCTCCTCCACCTCCCGGTGGTGGTGGGGATGATGGTGCCGCTCCACCGGCTGTTGCTCCGGATGCGGGGTTACCATATAATTTATCGATATTATCGAAGATACCTGTATGTGTTATGATAGTTGCCGTATTTGTTAATTCAGCTCCGACAGCCATCTCAATTCTTTGTTGTTGTAAATCAAGTTTAATTTCCTCATCAGAGAATCCTAAAATATGTTTTTTAGCCCACGATACCGATACAGGAGCAATACCCGCAATTGCCGCAACGGCTTGTTGGTATAATGCAATTTTTTCTTTCCAAAGGTCATTCTTTAATAAGTCTGCTTGGGATGATGGATTGGTTAGTCCTAATGTAAAGTTAGATAACTCGTCTTCAAACCCTAATAAAAATAAATGAATGATGGCAATTTTATTTAATTCGGCAATCATAGATTTTTGAATCTTATTGATTGTTCTCGCAAAACGAATATCCTGTAATGATAAATTCTTACCATCACCGGCAGTTTCTTCAAATCCTAAAAATGCTTTAGGAACACGAAGAGCGGTTAATAATTTCTTTTGGATATATTCAATATCTGCAATTTCTGATAAGTTTGTTGCTCCCGGTAACGTATCGATTGGTGAAGCCGCCGCTGGGTCTCTAACAGGAATAAAATAATCTTGGTCAACAGCCATTTGGTTGAATCTCATATCAACATTACCTGTTTTAGCATCAACAACTTGGTCACGTTTAAATTTGTTTGCAACACGTTGTACGTAAGCCTCAACATCTTTATCATCCATATTACCAACGAATACTTTGAATACACGTCTTTCCGGTGCTCTTGAAGTTCTATAAATTAACATTGCATCTTCAGATAATAATAGTTGTTTCCAAATACGTCTTGCTTTTTCTAACATTGACGTTCCGTATGGAAGTTTTCTATCATCACCTAATAGACGGAAGTGAGCAACTTCCCAAGAGTTAAACTCCATATCTTTTGCTTTCCACTTGAATCTTAATCCTTTGTTTTCCGCAGGTTCTTCTATGTTTGCTGATTTTGCTGCCATACCTCTTTCCAAACGTTCTATTTCAATGTTTGGTAATTGCATACAACCAACAATACCTTTATCTGAATCCAATTTTAAATAAACAAAGTTATCACCATATTTACAAGTATTTCTTGTCCACATAGTTAAGTTTGTATTGATATTTAACACGTTGTTAAATAAATCGGCTAGAATAGATTTAATTCTTTTTGATTCAGAATAAATTTGTAACATATAACCGTTTTCGTCAACAGTTGTTGATTCTTCTCCGTAGATGTCTAATGCTGCTGATATCTCAGGGGTGTATTCCATAGATTCATAATCGTAAAATGAAGCCAAACGAGTTGGTTCATAATAAACTGCTTGAGTGTATAGATTACTTTCAATCTTAGTCCATTGGTTAGATAGGTAATATGTTTGTTGAGCTTGTAATTTCTCTCTCTCATATTCCGCTTGTGATGTTGTCTTTAACAACTCTTTCTTATCTAACTTATATGTTGGGTAGTCTTGATTTAATAACGCGTTTGGACCAAAGGCTTTTGATAACCTTTGCCAAACCGTTAAATCGTTATTTTCATTATTTTCCATAATTTAAATTTAATTCTATTTTTCCTTATATAAATAGTTTACTTTGTTCTATATCACACCACCATCAGTTATGAGCCAATTATATGGTGGTCCTGTTAATATGTTTCTACTTGATTGACCTGCCGGTGTATATTTAGCGGAACCAAAATTAATTGTTAATCCTGTTTTAGGGTTTTTGATTGCCCAACCATTATAAATATCATTTAAATTTAATGGTGAGAATGTTATTGGTGTTTTATTTAACATAAAACTACTAAAATTAGTTACACCGGATATAACCCAATTACCAATTGGTTGGTTAAATAGAGAATCACGGAACATAGAGGACATATTAGTAACCTTTGAAACATTCCATCCTGATAATGGTTGATTAAATGGTGTGTAACCAAACATATTTGACATATTTGTTACCTTTGAAACATTCCATCCATATAATGGTTGATTAAATTGTGTTGTTTGAAAAAACATAAACGACATATCTGTAACACCACTAACAACCCAATTATTAATATCTTGATTAAATTGTGGATTATTTCTAAACATACTACTCATATTAGTAACCTTAGAAACATTCCAATTATTTAATTGTTGATTAAATGTTGAATAAGCAAACGTGTTAGACATACTTGTTACTCCCGATACGTTCCAAGTATTAATGTTTTGGTTAAAGGTTTGTGCACTATAGAATGTTGCGAATAAAGTAGTGACTTTACGAGTATCCCAACTTCCAATTGGTTGATTAAATACGGAACTTCTAAACATATTATCCATATTTGTAACTTTAGATACATTCCATCCTGATAATGGTTGATTGAATTGTGAACTATAAAACATTCCACTCATATTGGTAACTCCTGAAACATTCCAATTCCCAATCGGTTGGTTAAATAATGATTGTTGGAACATATTCTCCATACTAGTAACCTTAGATACATTCCATCCTGATAATGATTGATTAAATATTGAAGAACCAAATGTGTAAGACATATCTGTTACTCCCGATACGTTCCAAGTATTTATCTTTTGGTCAAAGGTTTGTGTGTTATAGAATGTTGAATATAAAGTAGTAACTTTACGAATGTCCCAAAGCCCAATAGGTTGATTAAAATTGATTGCGGATTCAAACATACCACTCATATTAATGACTTTTGAGGTATCCCACCCACCAATAGGTTGATTAAAATTGGTTGCATTATAAAACATATACGACATATTGGTTACACCACTAACGTTCCAACTACCAATATTTTGATTAAATAAATTTGCGTCTTGAAACATACCGGACATATTAGTAACTTTTGAAGTATTCCATAAATTTATTGATGAACTTGACCCATTATTAAATTTCAACGCAGTTTTAAACATACCGCTCATATTTGTAACTTTACTAACGTTCCAACCACCAATGTCTTGATTAAATAATTCCGCGTCGTCAAACATACCACTGATATTTATAACTTCTGAAACATTCCATCCGGATAATGATTGGTTAAATAATAATGCGTCTTGAAACATACCGGACATATTAGTAACTTTTGATGTGTCCCAATTAGCGATAAAACTATTAAAAATGCTATTATAAAACATTAAACTCATATCAATAACGTTACCAACATTCCAATAACTAATATCTTGGTTAAATGATTGTGAATTAAAAAACATACTACTCATATCAGTAACTTTCGATGTGTTCCAATTACCAATTGGTTGATTAAATTGAGAATTTTGGAACATACTATTCATATTAGTAACCTTCGAAACATTCCAACCCGATAATGGTTGATTATATTGTGAAGAACTAAACATAAAACTCATATCAGTAACGCCTGAAACATTCCAAGAATTGATAGTTTTATTGAAAGATAATGTTTTATCAAACATGCCACTCATAGTTGTAACCTTCGAAACGTCCCAATTAGATATATCATCATTAAAATTAAACGTCCCTTGAAACATAAATTCTGTTGTGGTAATATTTGACATATCCCAAGAATTTATATTATTTATTTTAGTTATAGAAGCACAATCCTCAAAACAAGTTCTTGCGCTACCGGAGAATGAAAAATCTAAAACATCGACAACATTTAATAACGTTAAATTTAAACAACCACGAAATCCGGAACCACTATTAAGTTTTAAAGGACCCCACTGTAATACCTCAATTATTTTGGCTCTATCTCCACCATTATTAAAACTCCACCCATCAATTACCCCGGTAATTTTAATTAACCAAGTATTCCCTGATGTTGAATATATATGTGTTCTATTAGAATATGTGTTTGCTGAAATATTTCCATCACCCCAATCAATAACCCCACTATATGTTCCTCCACTTAAATATGGTAATTGAATTGTAAATGCGTTATTTGAGCCTGAGGAAAGTAATGATGTTTTCCATATTGATTTGAATACCGGTGGTGATGTTGGTGATGGTGTTATAGTTGGTGTTGGTGTTACAGGTGGTGTGGTACCAATGGTAGATGTTGGTGTTGGTGTTAATGTGTTTGTTGGAGTATTTGTTGGTGTCATTGTAGGAGTCACAAAAGGTGAATCGATTGTTAAATTACAATCTTTACCAATTATTAAAAAATTAACATTATATAACCCATACGTGTAATTAGAATTATATGTATATGGTAATTCATTTATACCTAAGTAAATTGTTCCACCACTTAAGGGGTAATATATTATATTAGATAAATTTCCGTTAAAGTTATTACTATTTAATACTATCATATTTATTTATTTTTAATGGGATTAACAACTTTCACAAAAAGTAGCTTTACGGTAAATTACACTATCAGGGTCATTACTAGTTGGAATTGTTGAAGAACAAATTGAAAATGGTCCGTCAGCCTCGGTAACCACATATGGAGATGTATTTATTTCACCACAACAAGGGGTAAATGTTATTACACTTCCAACTTTAGAATTCACACCATATGTATAACAATTTTCATTACAAGATGGGCAATTACCTTTTAAATCAATTACCGCGGCATCGTCTTCAATAAACGGTTTTTCTAAAGAACATATTTCAATTGGAAGTACTTCCTTACCGGTTATGGTATATGGAGATGTTCTTAATTCTCCACAACAAGGTTCAAAAAATATTTGACCACCTCTTTTTAGTGAATATACATTATATGTTAGACACGTATTACAAGGTATATTAGTAACTTCAATAAGACCATTACCCTCAATAATTACCGGATATGTTGTCGAATAAAATTCAATAAATCTTTCTTTTGGTTCTAAAACATATGGTGATGTTATTTTGGTATCACAACAAGGTGTGAATCTAATAACACATCCGGTTTCTTCAATTATTCTTACTATATATTTAAAACAATCAACAATACAAGTTTTATCACATTTACCAATTGTTATCACAACCTCTTTAACTGAGAACGGTTCTGTACCACAAACAGTTATTGTTTGTAATCCAAGTATTTCACGTTCAATAAAATTACGGTCGCAATCAAGATATGTGATTGGGAAAATTCTATCTACTCTGTTAACAAATGTTAAACAATAACAGTTTATAATTGGAGATGGCATTGTTCCTGTTGGTGTCATTGTATTTGTAGGTGTCATTGTAGGTGTCATTGTATTTGTTGGAGTATTTGTAGGTGTCCGAGTTGGAGTTGGAGTTTTTGTTGGAGTTTGAGTCATTGTTGGTGTTTGAGTCCGAGTCATTGTTGGTGTCTGAGTCATTGTTGGAGTCTGAGTTTGAGTCCTTGTTGGTGTCTGAGTAGGTGTCATTGTTGTCGTCTGAGTAGGTGTCATTGTTGTCGTCTGAGTAGGTGTCATTGTTGTCGTCTGAGTAGGTGTCATTGTTGGCGTCTGAGTAGGTGTCATTGTTGGCGTCTGAGTCCTTGTTGGAGTCTGAGTAGGGGTTATTGTATTTGTTGGGGTTGTTGTGTTAGTAGGTGTCTGAGTTTGAGTTTGTGTTGGAGTTTGTGTTGGGGTACCTGTTGGAGTTGGAGTTAGTACAGGGCATTCATAATCCATCGTACAAGTATCACAGTCTACATATGTAGATATGGTAATTATTTGATATTGACTATTAATTGTCCTCTCGGTCACAGCTCTTACACAACCACTAAACCCTGCGGTGGTAATGTAATAGTGCTCATCTATTATTATTGGAATTGTAAACCCACCCACTTTGTATACAACTCCCGGTAAACAACAATCTTCAAAATATTCAATTGTTGGTGGTAACCCGGATGGTGTTTGAGTTGGGGTTGAAGTTGTGGTTGGTGTTGCGGTTGGTGTTTGTGTATTTGTTGGTGTTTGACTTGGTGTTTGGGTCTGAGTTATAGTATTTGTTGGTGTTTGCGTCTGAGTTATAGTATTTGTTGGTGTTTGCGTCTGAGTTATAGTATTTGTTGGTGTTTGCGTCTGAGTTGATGTTTGAGTAGGAGTTTGAGTAGGAGTTTGAGTCTGAGTTTGAGTGTTAGTTGGTGTTTGAGTTTGTGTTGGAGTCATTGTTGGTGTAGGTGTTGGGAACGTAAAAGAAAGAACGTTTGAGATTACTGGTCCACCAATAGAACAGATTTGAGTTAACCTAAAATATAATGTTCCGGTATATATACCAATAAATTGTCCTCTAACTCCATTACATCCTCCACTAAATCCTGCAATCCAATTTATACCATCAATAGAATAATCTGTAATTATTGTTGTACAACTTAGTCCGCGGTTAAAATAGTATAACCAAGTCCCATTACCAAGGTTTTGTATAGTGGTTAACAGAATAGTACATGCAGCTGTTGGTGTAGGAGTTGGTGTTGTTGTCGATGTAACAGTATTTGTTGGTGTTTGAGTAGGTGTGCTTGTTTTTGTTGGAGTTTGACTATTCGTTTGAGTTGGGGTTTGATTTGGGGTTGCCGTATGACTAGGTGTTGGAGTATTAGTTGGAGTTTTAGTTGGTGTAAGTGTTGGGAGACCATAGTAATCAAGGTCACAAAATAATGTTGTTGGTGTTACCGTTTGAGTTGGCGTTAGTGTTGGTGTTGGAGTCTGAGTTAATGTCTGAGTTGGAGTTGGAGTTAAACAAGGAACTTCCAACGTACAAGTTATATCGTAATTATATATGTATATAATATAAGTCCCATAATAATCATCAGATTGATAATCATACGGTAATGTAACATCACCAATATTGATAACACCCCCCGAACAAGGGTAAAAGGTCACATCGGATAATTGTCCGTTGTAATTTGATGAT